CCCCTTCTTACAACCAAGACAGCGTAGAAGCAATCACCGATCAGTCTCTGCAGGAAGCAATGCAAGACATTGCATCTCAGTACGATCATCACGAGTCTCGTTACATTGAAGTCGCTGATGTTGACCTGAAACACATCATTATTGACCCTAAGACTGTCAATGAGAAGTCCCAGAAGTACTGGGATGAGTGGCGCAACCACATGAATCCTGATCAACCCATTGACTTCACTGTTGCTGACCAAAACTACGCTGCTTTCAAGAAAGAATGCACCCGTGAGGTGTCATATCTTCAGAAAGAGTTTGAGTTGAAGAAATCTGCAGCAGCATATGCTCGCGAGTCTATCTCCAAGACTGGTGTGCTTGACACTGCCAAACTTCATCAGTATCTTTATAATGAAGACCTCTTCAAGAAGGTTACTATCCGTCCTGATGGCAAGAATCACGGTCTGATTTTCCTCCTTGACTGGTCTGGGTCCATGGCAGAAATACTCCATGACACCTTCAAGCAACTGCTGTCGTTGTGCTTCTTCTGCCGTAAGTCAGGCATCCCATTCAGCGTATATGCCTTCGTAAATGATGGATCATACGGTGATATTCGTACCTACGAAGAGAAGGTTGGTAAGGAAAATACTTTCTACATCGGTGAATACTTCCACCTCGTAGAATTCCTCAACAGTGATCTCAATAACAGTCTGTTTGACCGTTATGCTCGCGATCTCTTCCGTGTTACTCAAATGTATGAGCAACGCTATGGAAACAAGCGTCCATTCTTTGAGCGTCCTGTGCCTGATGCACTCCCTCCCCACCTCCACCTTGGTGGCACTCCTTTGAATGAGGCACTTCTCTGCCTACAGACACTGATTCCTCAATTCACTGCCAAGCATGGCGTTGAGAAGTGTCACGTCAGTGTCCTGTCTGACGGTGAGAGCAACTGGTCTGGCATCTGGGTCAAGTCTTCCTATGATGATGACATTCATCGCTCTGCAATGCGTGGTGGTGAGTCAATTCGTTGCCGTAAGACTGGTCGTACCTACAACTATCCTAAGTGGGGTAACTACCTGACTGAAACTATCCTTCGCTACCTGAAGGGTCGCTTCCCACAATGTAACTTCACTGGTTTCCGTATCGGCACTCCTCGTGATATCAATTACATCATCAACAATTTCAATACCCTGACAATCAAGGAAAAGCAGGTTGTCCATGCTAACTTTAAGAAGCATAAGTCTGCCTCTGCACCGATGATGGGTTATCAAGAATTGTTTGTAATTCAAGGCAATAAGTTGCATGATGATGTAGAGTTTGATGTAGAGGAAGATGCAACCAAGGCACAGATCACTCGTGCCTTCAAGAAGACCCTCAAAGCGAAAGCAAACAACAAGCGTATTCTTTCATCCTTTATCACACAAATTGCATGAATATCTTTGCAGTAGATGATGATCCTGTCCTGGCAGCAACTTGTCTGCCAGACAAACACATCGTAAAAATGCCACTAGAGTGTTGTCAAATGCTCGCCATTGTATTCAGTAAGTGGTATCTCAATGAGGGTCCTGTCCTGAAGAAGGATGGGACCCCTTATGCTACAGAGAAGGGTGCATTTCGTAATCATCCATGCACTAAGTGGGTAGCAGAGTCTGACCACAATATCCAGTGGTTACTTCAGCATGGTCTTTCTCTATGCGAAGAGTATACATATAGATACAACAAACGACATGCTTGCCACGCATCACTAACGCTTGCTGCGCTGACATACCAACACGGATGTCCAGATGATCACACACCGTTTGCTCGCGCTATGCCTGATGAGTGGAAGTATGATGAAGATATAGACACTATCACTGCATATCAACGCTATGTGGCAAGCAAACCATGGGTAGCGACCAACTACCTGCGTGTGCCAGATAGAAAACCGTCATGGGTGGACTACTATTCCCCTCATGCGTGTGTATAATATATGCATACACAACAAAGAAACACACATGGCATTCGCACCACACCCCGTGACCACCGACGACATCATCAACTACCTTACTGCTGAGCACGGTGAGACCGTAGGCACCCAACAACTGCTGAATGCTGCTGAGCACTTCAACTGCTCCTTTGCTACTGTCAAGAAGCGCCTCAAGGATTACAAAGCAGGCATCGGCAAGTGGCACCTGACTGTGCAGGAAGTCCGTGAGCAACTTGAGACTGTTGTTAAGCAGACTGAATCTCTCATCCCTTCTAAGGACGCCAATTATGTACCCTTTGGCAACGCTACAGATCTTAAGAAGATTATTAAATCCAAGATTTTCTACCCAACTTTTATTACTGGACTTTCTGGAAACGGCAAAACTCTCGGAGTCGAGCAAGCGTGTGCCCAACTCGGACGTGAGTTGATCCGTGTCAACATTACTGTAGAGACTGACGAAGATGACCTCATCGGTGGTTTCCGTCTTGTCAACGGTGAGACTGTGTGGCACAACGGTCCTGTGATCGAAGCACTTGAGCGTGGTGCTGTCCTGCTGCTTGACGAGATTGACCTTGCATCCAACAAGATCCTCTGCCTGCAGTCCATCCTTGAGGGCAAGGGTGTCTTCCTGAAGAAGATCGGTCGTCAGGTGTCTCCTGCTGCTGGTTTCAACATCTTTGCTACTGCTAACACCAAGGGTAAGGGCAGCGATGACGGTCGTTTTGTTGGCACCAACGTGCTCAACGAAGCATTCCTTGAGCGTTTCCCTGTCACCTTTGAGCAAGAGTATCCTGCTCCCTCTCTTGAGACCAAGATGCTCAACAACTACTGCAAGGAGTTGGATTGCTGCGACGATGATTACATCAAGAATCTGGTTGCATGGGCAGACATCATCCGTAAGACTTTCAAGGATGGTGGTGTCGATGAGGTGATCTCTACCCGTCGTCTTGTCCACATCATCCGTGCTTACAGCATCTTCTCTGACCGTGTGAAGGCAATCAAGGTGTGCCTCAACCGTTTCGATGATGAGACTAAGCAATCATTCATCGAATTGTATGATAAGATTGACGCTGACGTTGATGTTTCCGTTGACAATCCTCTCGATCTCTGATATCCTTTATAGATAATCTCTGTTTATTATGGCAAACAAGTATAACGAAAACGAGATCATCAAGGAGTTGCAAGACTACATTTTGGATACCTACAGGGCACACTACTCCAGTGGTCCTGATGGTATCCAGACCCTTGATCTCATCAATGCTTGTGGTGACGCTGAGGCATTCTGCAGGAGTAACATCCTGAAGTATGCCTCTCGCTATGACAAGAAAGGCACTGCTAGACGTGATCTCATGAAGGTGCTACACTATGCAGTGTTGCTGATTTACTTCAGCGACCAGTCCACACAAATCGAAACTTACCCCCAGTAATTATGCAACCTGAAGCAAGACAAACTGTTAAACTGAGCAAGCAGACCATTGAGGTTTTGCGTAACTTCAGTGCCATTAACAAGTCTATTCTTATTGAGCCTGGTAAGTTTGTTGAAACGATGTCAGTTAATAAGAATATCATCGCTGCCACGGATATCCGTGAAGGCATCCCTGAGCAGATGGCAATCTATGATCTGCCTCTCTTCCTCGGTGCTCTGTCCCTCTTCAAGAGTCCCACTCTCTTCTTCCCTGATAGTAAGAAGGTTGTGATCTATGATGAAGATACTAAGGGTAAGACCACCTTCTACTACAGTGACCCCGAGATCATCGGTAAGGTCCCTGAGTTTAACCCTGACCTCCCTGACCCTGAGTTGTTTTTCGACCTGCCTCAGCAGGACCTGGAGCAACTGATGCAGGCATCTAAAGTCTATGGTGTGGAAGACCTCTGCATTTATGGATACGAAGGTGAGTACAGTATCTGTGTGAAAGACAAGAAGAATGATACTTCTAATGTCTTCTCCCTTCCACTTAAGAAGGTTACCTTCCATGAGCCTGGTCGAATGACACCTGAGCGTCTCAACTTCTGCTATTGTTTCAAGGTTGAGAATCTGAAACTGCTCCCTGGTAGTTACCATGTATGCATCTCACGACGCAACATTGCTAACTTCTCCAGTCTCTCCAACTCCTCCCTCAACTACTTTATCGCCCTCGAGCCCTGATTATGAATGACAAACTGTTTCTTTGGGTTGAGAAATACCGTCCTAAAACTATTGAGGATTGTATTCTCCCCGAGAGCACTAAGGAAATCTTTCAAGGATTTCTGGAGCAGTCTGAAATTCCAAATCTTCTTCTTGCAGGCACGGCTGGTGTTGGCAAGACTACAGTTGCGAAAGCCCTTTGCGAAACCTTGGGCACCGATTATCTGGTTATTAACGGATCTGATGAGGGTCGGTTTCTCGATACAGTCCGAAATCAAGCAAAGGTCTTCGCTTCGACGGTATCGCTCACGAGTACGGCAAAGCACAAAGTAATCATTATTGATGAGGCAGACAACACCACACATGATGTGCAGTTGCTGCTTCGTGCTTGCATCGAAGAGTTTCAGAAAAATTGTAGATTCATCTTCACTTGTAACTACAAGAATAAGATCATCTCCCCTCTGCACTCACGCTGCTCTGTTGTTGACTTTACCCTCAAGGGTAAGGAGAAAGCAACAATGGCAGGAGCATTCTTCAACCGTGTTAAAACTATCCTAGATAGTGAAGGCGTCAACTATGAGCCTAAGGTTGTTGCTGAGGTAGTCCAGAAACATTTCCCAGACTTCCGTCGCACACTCAATGAGTTGCAACGGTATTCTTCTTCTGGGAAGATTGATACAGGTATCCTTGGTGTCTCTAATGACATCAACATTACCAACCTCGTAGGATATATTCGTAAGAAAGAGTTTACCAACATGAAGAAGTGGGTAACTCAGAATATGGACAACGAGCCTGTCGCTATTATGAGAAAGATCTATGACAATCTCTACAACCACTTTGATCCCAAATCAATTCCTGAAGCAGTGCTGGTCATCTCTGAGTATCAGTACAAGTCTGCTTTTGTTGTTGACCAAGAGATCAACATGGTGGCATTCTTGACTGAGTTAATGATGAGGTGTGAAACCAAATGAATGTAAAACTAATGCGTATGCGGTCGGGCGAAGATGTAGTTGCCGACCTGATTGAAGAGAGTGACACTACTGTCACTGTTGCTAATCCTATTGTTGCTATCCCTAATGGACAAGGCACTCTGGGGTTTGCTCCGTGGGCACCTCTGCTTGCTGGTCGTAACACTCCAGTGACTGTGCCTAAAGACTACCTTGTGTATGGTCCTACTGACACACAGGAGGGAGTGGTTGAGCAATTTGAGCAAATGTTTGGTATTATTGAAACTCCTAGTAAGAAGTTGGTGCTATGAAAAAACCACGTCAGTTGAAGTCCAGAATGTATTACTACTTCTGGGGTGCTGCAACACTTGCAGTTGTCCTGGGTCAAGTATATGTCGGGACTGGATATCGTCTTCTCCACGGCAGTATGCTGGATCTCCTAGACAAGGTAGATGGTGTCCTTCTACATAAATCAGACAAGTATAACGGTATTCTATGAGACAGAATTATCAACAACTAAACGTCTTTCCCATTCAGTGTTATGAGTTTCGTTGTGATCAATTCTTGCTTGACACTACTCTAGGTCTTGTAGAAGATCTGGAGTATAAGTCGTTTAATGAACCTACGGGTGTCCTTACGACTGATGATATTCAACAACAGCAATCCTTTCATCCACTCATGTCGTGGTTTCAGGAGTGTGTTGATACTGTCCACGCTGACACTGCACTCAACTGTGACAGGTTGTTAGTTAATAAGGCATGGGCAAACAAGTCTGTAGCAGGATCTGGTCACCACCATGACGCTCATAGACATCCTATGTCCTTCTATAGTGGAATCTTTTACCTCACTCAGGGTGCTCCTACAATCTTCG